GTCGCGGCAGGCATAGCCCTCTTTACAGCTATTGTGTCTGTTCATAATAGACTTCATACTAAGATTAGTGAAGTTGATTACCGTGTAGATCAGATAGAACTTCGTGTAGCTGAGAACTATGTTCAAAAGCAAGAGTTATCTACTGCACTACAAAAGATGGAGGATCACATGATTCGCATCGAAAATAAATTAGACCAAATCGTAATGAGAAATGGCTAAGAAAAAAGCAAGCGAGGACATGTTTAACGAGCTCCATAACCTTGTTACTACTGAATTCCTCGCACGTATTAAATCCGGTGAAGCTAGTACACAGGACCTTAAGGCTGCTTGTGATTGGCTTGCTAAAAATGATATCAGTGGGGTAGCTCTTGAAGGTTCACCACTTGATAAACTAGCTAATGTCCTGCCTAAAGTAGATCCTGAACTTGTACAACGGAGGCTTTATGGCTCGAAAGTCTAAATATAGTGGACCTAAATACGCTAATGGTAACTACAAATCTTACCAAAAAGCGTATGATTCCTCCGAGCTTCAAATTAAAAAGCGTTCTAAGCTAAACAAAGAAAACCGTAAACGTGGTACCTATGGTAACGGAGATGGTAAAGATGTATCTCACAAGAAAGATGGATCTACCGTATTGGAAAAAGCATCAAAAAACCGTGCCCGCGTTGGTAAAGCTAGAAAATGAATAAAACTTGCAAAATTTGTAATTGCAATCAACCTCTGGCTAATTTTTACCCTCATAAAAAATCAAAAGGTGGTTACCTAGCTCGCTGTAAAACCTGTATAAGTCTTCAAAGAAAAGAAGATTACTGCCCAGTAAAAACACGAGAGCAGAACTTGAAATCTAAGTACAAGATAGATTCCGTGACTTACGAATCAATGCTTGTAAATCAAGAGTATAGATGTGCTATCTGCAAAACCCTAGATCCAGGTGAATATCACGGTAAATTTTGTGTTGACCATGATCATAAAACCGGTGAAGTAAGGGGTTTGCTGTGTCACAACTGTAACTCTGCACTAGGTAATTTTTATGACAACATTAATTACTTGCAAAACGCTATCCTGTATTTGCAACGATGACTCCTTTACTGCCCAGCCCTGATCATTACCTTTACAACCTAATAGCTATGACTAACTCAGAAGCTAAGCGTCTCTGGAGAAAGGCTATTAAAGAACATTATGGATGTATGTGTGTCTATTGCGGTAAAACTTATGACCTATCACAACTCACTCTTGATCACGTCCGTCCTCGCTGCTTTGGTGGTGAAGACCTTACATCAAATCTTGTACCCTCATGTTGGAAGTGTAATCAGGCTAAAGGCAGTCGAAATTGGCTCTCGTGGATGAGAGAAACATTTGGGATTACCCCTAGAGAACATCTTATCTTATCGCATATTAAGTAAATGCCGTACAGAACTATCCTAAACATGCTTGGTGGAGCTGTTAATACAGTTTCTGAATTTTACGAAGATGTAACAGAAACAGTAAGAGCAGTTACACCAGAACCTATTGGGCAAGCCCTTGATGCCTTAGCTGGTACGGTTGAGCGAGCTGTTTCCAAAACTCCTATTGGTGTAGCAGAACGTGGAGCAGCTGCAACAGGTGATATCGTAGGGCAAGCTTCTGGTAATAAAGCTTTGGGGCAAGCTGTTGGGTTTGGTTTAGGATTAGCTGTACCTGGCCCTGAAATTTCTCGGGCAGCTAGACCTGTAATTCCTAAGGGAATCTCAGTACCTAAACCAAAGCCGGAACCTACAGATATTGCTATGCCTCCTGGTTTAGCTCCTGCTATGGCTGGTGGAGCACCCATGCCAACACCTTCTATTCAACCAACATTTGAAAAAGGTGGTTTGGTAATGAAAGCTACTACGTCGCCTGAATTTACTTCACCTAAAGCAGGTCAAGGTTCTGCAATATCCGAGCAATTTGCTCCTGCTGTTGAAACTTATAAAAAACGTCGGGCAATTTATAGTGAAGTTAAATCTGATTTAAAGGATGCATACGCTTCTGGTACTATAGATAGTGATAAATTATCTAGAGCATTGAGAAAAATAAGCAAACACGAAAAAGGTGTTATGTCTACATTCCCGTATGATGAGGCTAATCCTGAAGCTTATTTGACTGATTTAATGACGGCTCAACCTTATAGGCAAGAAAGAGCAGGTAAATCAAAAGTACTTAAAGGTCTTGTCGAACAATTCCAAAGAACAGACCCTTACGACATTACAAAAAAAGCTCAACAGCATCACATTTTAGCTAAAGCAGAGACAAAACCTTTTGCAGACAAACTGTTGGAGTTAATTGACAATGGTATTGGTGACGATGATGATCTAGTTAACTTTTTTGTTTGGTCTGAAAAGTATGATCTTTTCCCAGGTAATGTAGCAAAAAACCTTCTTGACATGGGTGAAGTAACTCACACTACTGCTAAAAAAGATCCAATGGCTTTACATAAACTTTTAGACGCTGCTGGCCTAGAATTTGGTAGTCGCACTAAGTCTAAAATTATCAAAGACTACGGATTAGATGCGGTTAAAAATGTTGACGAGTTAATGCAAGCTTATGATAGGTATCTTCAGGAAATTGCCGTACCTAGCAGAGATATTGCATATAAAGTACAGGATTGGTGGTACAACAAAACTATTAAAACTTTAAAAGGAAAAGAGTTAAAAGAGTTTAAAGAACGTTTTGCTGAGCTACAAGATCCACGGAAAGCCCCCTAGAAGCCCCTACAACACCCCTCTACTCCCCCTTACGCTAGATTGTACCTATGAACGTTTTAGACGCCCTTAAAGACGATTTTAAGCTATTCTTACAAGCCTTATGGGATCAGCTAGATCTCCCATCCCCCACACGTGCTCAATACGCCATTGCTGATTATCTTCAACACGGTCCTAAGCGTCTACAAATTCAAGCTTTTCGAGGGGTAGGTAAATCATGGATTACTGGAGCGTTCGTTCTTTGGACGCTCTTTAAAGATAATGAAAAGAAGATCATGATTATCTCCGCCTCTAAAGAGCGTGCTGATAACATGTCTATCTTTCTTCAGAAGCTTATCATCGAGACCCCGTGGCTAACACATATGCAACCAAAAAGCGATAGTGCTCGGTGGTCTCGTATTTCTTTTGATATTAACTGTCCTCCTCACCAAGCTCCATCCGTTAAATCAGTCGGTATCACTGGTCAGCTAACTGGTTCACGTGCTGACCTCATGATCCTAGATGATATTGAGGTACCGGGTAACTCTATGACAGAGATGATGCGAGAAAAACTCCTTCAACTTTGTACAGAAGCTGAATCTATCCTTACACCAAAGGATGATAGTCGTATTATGTACCTTGGTACACCACAGACTACCTTTACTATCTATCGTAAACTAGCTGAACGTAACTATCGTCCTCTTGTGTGGCCAGCTAGGGTACCACGTAAACTAGCTAATTACGAAGGTCTTATTGCTCCTCAACTACAAGAAGACATTGATAACGGTGCTGAAGCTTGGGCAGTAACAGATCCTGACCGTTTTGATAATGAAGACCTAATTGAACGGGAAGCATCAATGGGTCGTAGCAACTTTATGTTGCAATTTATGCTGGATACAAGCTTGAGTGATGCTGAAAAGTTTCCACTTAAGATGCAAGACCTTGTTATTACAGCAGTTAACCCCACTAAAGCTCCCGACTCAGTGATTTGGTGTTCTGATCCACGTAATGTTATCCGAGAACTACCTACAGTAGGTCTTCCTGGAGATTATTTCTACTCACCGATGCAACTACAAGGTGAATGGGGTCCATATAATGAGACTATATGTTCCGTGGACCCAAGCGGTAGAGGTAGTGATGAGACAGCAGCTTGTTTTATCTCCCAACGTAATGGTTTCCTTTATCTCCACGAGGTACGAGCCTATAGAGACGGCTATAGCGATAAGACACTCCTAGACATTCTCAAAGGTTGTAAGAAGTATAACGTCACTAAACTTGTCGTTGAGACTAACTTTGGTGATGGTATTGTAGCTGAACTCTTTAAAAAACACCTCCAACAGACACAACAAGGTATTGATGTAGAAGAGGTACGTGCTAATGTCCGAAAAGAAGACCGTATTATTGATACCCTTGAGCCTGTTCTTAATCAACATCGCCTTATTGTTGATAAGTCAGTGGTGGAATGGGACTACAACTCGAATAAGGAAGCCGCACCCGAAGCTAGACTCCTCTATATGCTATTCTATCAGATGTCAAGGATGTGTCGGGAGAAAGGTGCCGTAAAACATGACGATAGACTAGACGCCCTAGCTCAAGGTGTTAAATACTTCACAGATGCTCTTGCTATCTCAGCTCAAGAGGTAGTTAAAGAACGTAAACGTGAAGAGTGGAACGACATGCTTACCGCTTTTATGGATGACCCACAATCTGAGACCAATCATATAGTACTTGGTATGTCTTTAGATCAGAAAAGACAAGCCCGTGGAGGTGGTAAAAACTCCATCCCAACTTGGGTCTAGGGGTAACGTAATCTTAAAAAAGACACAAAATAAGACACAAGTCATACCAAGGGATTTGAACATGGCGGACGAATAGGGGGGCGTGAAGGGTGGACACTCCCTCCGGGGAGGAATCGAGACAAGCTCTCTTCCTCCCTTTTTACTAATGATCAGTGAGGAGGATCCAAAGACAAACATTCTCCCTCTTAGATCATTCATCTACTCTACTTTCTTTTACTTACTGAATCTAGTGAGTACTGATTCTCCCCATCCTTCTGAATCCTGTCACTACTTATACTACTGTATGCATTAAGTAATTTATAAAGATTACCAATAAATTTAGTTACAACTACCACCACCACCTTTTGATGACTCACTCTGCCCAACTTGTTCACATCACTCCTGACGCTGAAGACCTTATCTCTTACATGGCTAGGGTGTCTAACCCATCTAATCAAACAAACACTAAGACTAGTGCTAAACTGATTAAGTATCTTATTGATCATCAACATTGGTCACCTTTTGAAATGGTGAACATGTGTGTCTCTATTGAAACTACTAGGAGTGTAGCAGCTCAGATCCTTCGTCACCGTAGCTTTAGCTTTCAAGAGTTCAGTCAACGGTACGCGAAGGTAGAAAAACAAGCACAACTGCCTGAACTGCGTAGACAAGACACTAAGAACCGACAGAATAGTATTGATGATCTAGATGAAGTAGTAAAGAAAAACCTTTCCTATGAAATCTATAAACTCTATGGTGATTGCTACCGAGTTTATAATGACTTGTTGGAAGCTGGAGTAGCTAAGGAGTGTGCAAGAGAAGTACTTCCCATGGCAGCTCCTACTAAGTTGTACATGAACGGTACAATTAGGTCTTGGTTGCATTACTGTGATCTTCGTACCACTAATGGTACTCAAAAAGAACACGCACTTATCGCAAGTCAGGTTCAAGACCTTCTTTATCAACACCTTCCTAACGTATCTGAAGCAATGTGGTCAAAGAACTTAGATTAAACGAGTTCAAAACACTCTATAAAGCCTGGAAGACAGG